TATTTTTTCCAGAGTGTGAGAAACGTGGTATTACACAGATCTTACATTTAGGTGATTACTATGATCACCGTAAGTTTGTAAACTTCAAAGCGCTCAATCATAATCGTAAACATTTTTTGAATGAGTTACGTAAACGTGGTATGCATATGGATATTATTCCTGGCAATCACGATACGTATTATAAGAACACCAATGATCTAAACTCATTGAAGGAATGTCTAGGCCACTATATGAATGAGATCCATATTATTATGGAACCGACTGTGATGGAGTACGGCTCATTAAAAATTGCTCTTGTCCCTTGGATTTGTGCTGATAATTATGAGCAATCAATTGCATTTATCAATGATTGTAAAGCAGATTGGTGCGGCGCTCATCTTGAGCTCGGTGGATTTGAAATGATGAGAGGCGTTGAATCTCATGGTGGCATGAATCACAAACTTTTTGAGAAGTTCGAACTTGTTTTGACCGGTCATTTTCATTGCGCTTCTCGTAAAGATAACGTTTGGTATCTTGGTAGCCAAATGGAGTTTTTCTGGTCAGACGCTGGAGATCCTAAGTTCTTCCATGTGATTGATACTGAGACTAGAGAAATTGAAAAAATTCGTAATCCGCACACTTTGTTTGAAAAAATTGTTTACAATGACGACAAAATGGATTATAATAACTATGATGTAAGTAACCTAGATAAGAAATTTGTCAAGGTTGTGGTTGTGAATAAATCTGATACATTTGTCTTTGACAGATTTATTGATCGTATTCAGAACCAAGACATCTATGAGTTGAAGATCGCCGAGAACTTCCAGGAGTTTATCGGTGAGAATGTAGATGATGAAGGCTTAGATGTCGAAGACACCTCTCAACTCGTAGATGATTACATTGACGGAGTCGATACTGACTTGGATAAATCTCGCATAAAGGTGAATATGCGGGAACTAATGACAGAAGCACAGGCTTTAGAAATAGCATGATTTTATTTAAGAAAGTACGATGGAAGAATTTTCTCTCAACTGGAAATTCTTTTACAGAAATCGATCTCAATACTACAAAGTCAACTCTTATTGTTGGACAAAACGGTGCTGGCAAATCCACGATGTTGGATGCCATTTCATTTGCTCTGTTTGGCAAGCCACATCGTAATATCAATAAGCCGCAGCTGATTAATTCAATTAATCAGAAGCAATGTGTTGTTGAGGTCGAGTTTAGCATAGGAAGTTCTGACTTTAGAATTGTACGTGGCATCAAACCAGGAATCTTTGAGATCTGGAAAAATGGCACCATGATTAATCAGTCTTCTCATGCTAAAGAATACCAGAAGATCCTTGAGCAAAATATCCTCAAACTAAATCATAAGTCTTTTCACCAAGTAATTGTATTGGGTTCCTCCTCTTTTATCCCATTTATGCAACTTGCTTCAGGACATAGGCGAGAGGTTATTGAGGATCTTCTGGATATTAATGTTTTCTCAAAGATGAATCAGCTTCTTCGAGATAAACAGAGTGTACTAAAAGATAAGCTTAAGGATCTTACTTACAATATTGATCTTATTAAGAATAAAATTGAGACACAGCAAAAATATATTCGAGATGTAAAAGCTCTTACAGATCAAAACATCACGGAAAAAGAAAATAAGATCTCTCAAAATCAAAAAGATATTGATGATTTACAATTAAAGAATAGCGAGCTTTCTTCTAAAATTGAAGGAAAACAAACTGATGTTGAAGATGAACTCAATAAGCTACACGATAAAAGGCAGTCGCTCTTACAGTACTCGGCGCAGTTCAGACAACAAATGGCTACAGTCGCTAAAGAGGCGAAATTTTATGAAGACAATGAATCATGTCCAACCTGCGATCAAGCTATTAGTTCAGAAACAAGAAATGAAAAACTTACCGATGCTAAATCTAAGGCGAAAGAACTTAAAAGCGCCATGGGTAAGCTCACTGAAGAGTCAGATCAGGTTGAACAGTCTATTTCGGCAGCAAATGAATCACTTTCCGAAATACGAGAAAAACAAAGTAGTATACATTCTAACATACAGCAGATCAGTCGGCTCCAAGCCGAGATTGGAAGCCTCAGAGAAGATATTACTGGATCTGCCACTGCCGATTTAAGACAGGCTGAATCTGATCTTAAGTCTTATGATGACGATCGCAATGCTTTACTCGAAGAAAAGTTTAAGCTATCTGATGATATATCATACAACAGCGTTATGGCTGAAATGCTTAAAGACACGGGTATTAAAACAAAAATCATTAAACAGTATTTGCCAGTTATAAATAAGCTCGTTAATCAGCATCTTCAAGTACTCGATTTCTTTGTACATTTTGATTTGGACGAATCTTTCCAAGAAACAATTCGTTCACGCCACAGAGATGCTTTTACATATGATTCGTTTAGTGAGGGTGAAAAGCAAAGAATTGATTTGGCTCTTCTCTTTACATGGCGTCAAGTCGCAAAGATGAAAAACTCTGTAGCGACTAACTTACTTATTCTCGATGAGACATTTGACTCGTCTCTCGATCATGAAGGTGTGGATAATCTATTGAAGATTCTTTATACACTTTCAGATGATACTAATATCTTTGTTATCTCTCATAAAGGTGAGATTCTTGATGGAAAGTTCAATTCTAAAATTGAATTTAAGAAAGAAAAGAATTTTAGTAAAATCGCAGCTTAATGGTTTACAAACGGATCATTAAGTGGTATAATATAATCCATTAATGAAACACGGAGTTATATCATGGAATTGAATGACGGTACATTACAAGTGCTGAAGAATTTTTCTAGCATTAATCAGAATATTCTTATTCGTACTGGTAATACAATTAAAACTATTTCTGAAGCTCGCAACGTCCTCGCTACAGCGGTAATTGATGCTGAGTTTCCAAAAGATTTTGGGGTCTATGATCTCAATGAATTTATCGGCGTGCTCGGCCTAGTTGATACACCTCGTCTTAAGTTTGAAGATGAGTATGTAACAATTGCTGATTCAACCGGTAGATCAAAAGTCAAGTATTTCTTCTCAGCCGAAGAAACACTGACTACGCCACAAAAAGACATCAATATGCCTGAAGCTGATGTTACTTTTACTCTTGACAATGACACATTGAATAGATTGAAAAGAGCAGCATCAACCTTAGGACACAGTGAAGTGTCTATCTCTGGCAAAGATGGAGTGCTAAGTCTGTCTGTGGTGGATAGCCAAAACTCAACATCAAACGCTTTTTCAATTGACGTTGATGGCGAGTTTAAACCAGATGCAGTGTTTAACTTTATTCTCAATATTGGCAATCTTAAGATTCTGCCTGGTGATTATGAAGTTCAAATCTCATCTAAATTAATCACGCAATTCAAACATAAAGAGTTGAACGTTCACTATTGGATTGCACTTGAAAAATCGTCAACATTTGGAGTATGACATGTCAGAACAACTTGATCAGTTGCAAGATCTTGCAAATAAGTCTTCGCGTAGCACCATCGCAGTCATCGATGCTATGACACAACGTGGTGGATTTAAAGGTGAAGAACTTTCTACTATTGGTGGTCTTCGCGACCAGTGTATTCAGATCGTCCAGATCTGTGAACAGCTTCAGCAGGAAGCGGCACTTTCTGAAGATTAAAGTTTACAAACTCGCCCTTTTGTGATATAATACTATTTTGTTATGGAGTTTGTAAATGAATGATTTTCTCTGGGTCGAGAAGTACCGTCCTCGTACAATTGCTGAGACTATTTTGCCTGATGGTCTCAAGCAAACATTCCAGAGACTTGTAGATACCGGTGAATTGCCAAACATGCTTTTCACCGGTACTGCCGGTCTCGGTAAGACTACTGTGGCCAAAGCTTTATGTAATGAGCTTGGTCTTGATTATATCCTTATCAATGGATCTGAAGAAGGCAACATCGATACTCTTCGTGGTAAGATTAAACAGTTTGCTTCTTCTGTTTCTCTACAAGGTGGATACAAAGTTATCATCCTTGATGAGGCTGATTATTTGAATCCACAATCTACTCAACCAGCTCTTCGTGGTTTCATTGAAGAGTTTAGTAACAATTGTCGATTTATTCTTACTTGTAACTTCAAGAATCGTATCATTGAACCACTGCATTCTCGTTGTGGCGTATATGAATTCAATACGACAAAGAAAGACATGGTTGGTCTTTGTGAACAGATGATGTCTCGTATTGAACATATTTTGTCAAAAGAAAATGTCGATGCATACCAAAAATCAGATGTAGCTCAACTCATCATGAAATATGCTCCAGACTGGCGCCGCGTGCTCAATGAGCTTCAGCGTGGTTCAGTAAGTGGTACATTCTCTCATGTTCAAAAAGTCGATAATATGGATGATTTGTTCAAGCATCTAAAAGAAAAAGACTTTAAGAAGATGCGTCAATGGGTTGTCAATAATATCGATACTGATTCATCTGCGATCTTTCGTGGTATCTATGATCGTATGTACGATAAATTAGATCCACAATCTATTCCTCAACTCGTTCTTATTCTGGCAGATTACCAATATAAGAATGCATTTGTTGCTGATCACGAGCTTAATGTGGTTGCGTGTATGACGGAGATCATGGCAAATGTCAGGTTCTCTTAGTCCATTTGATTTTCTTAATGATATCAACTATGGTAAACAAAATATCATGGTTGATGATATCACTGAGAAACAATACAACGCATTCATGGTTAATCGTGGTTTGTCATACTTTCATGATACTACTCTCATGGCAAATGAGATGAATCTCAATGCTCACCTTGACAATCGTTTACAATTTGACTTTTTTATAAATATAGTCAGAAAGAAAAAGCGGTTCTCGAAATGGAATAAACCTGAGACCGTAAGTGATGTGGAAGTAGTTAAGGAATATTATGGATACAGCAATGAAAAAGCTCGTCAAGCCTTAACCCTTCTCACAAAAGATCAAATTGAAGTATTGAAAAAGAAGGTTTATAAAGGTGGAAGAAAATAAATTAATTGAGTGGAACACAGGCAGCATGCTTGAAGTCACTCTTAACGAGCCAGACGATTTCCTTAAAGTAAGAGAAACTCTAACTCGCATCGGCGTAGCTTCACGTAAAGACAATAAGCTATATCAGTCATGTCATATTCTGCACAAGCAGGGCAGATATTTTATCGTGCATTTTAAAGAGC